ATCCCGACCAAACATCGTCGTCGGCGGCTACTGTTGCGCGTCGTCGCCGTCGCCCTGGCGGCCAAAAATATTCGGAATCTTCGAGACGGCGGCCTGCTTGTTCTTGTCCATGACCTTGGCGTAAATCTGCGTGGTCGACAACTCGCGGTGACCGAGCAGCTTCGAGACGGTGTAGATGTCCGTGCCGATGTCGAGCATCAGCGTGGCGAACGTGTGGCGGCCGCAGTGGAACGTGATAATCTTGTCGATGCCGGCACGCTGCACCCACACGCGGAGCCACTGATTCGTGGTCGCCGGCGAATGGATGTCACCAAACACCGTGTCGGTCAACTTGTGCGTGCCGCGCTCGCCGATGAGGTCGGCGGCTTGCGGCGTGAGGTCGACGTACTCCTGCCCGCCGGTTTTCTTCTGACGGAAGATGATGCGCGTGTAGTCGCCCTGCCGGTGAACATCGCCCCACGACAGGCGTTCGATGTCCGAGCGGCGCAATCCGGTAAGGCACGAAAAGAGAAATGCGCGTTTGATTTCCGGATAGTCGCATTCGGTCGCCGTCAGGCGGCGCAACTCCTCAATCGTCAGATACATTCGCGTGCCCTCCTCGCCCTTGAAGCCCTCGATGCCGCGCGCCGGATTATGCGCGATGATGCGGTCTTCGTACGCCTGATTCAGACACGCGCGGAGCTTGTTGAAGTAAGCCATTCGGGAGTTCTGCGTCAGAGGACGCGGTTTCGAGCGGATGCGGTTACTGACGTTGCCGAATGCCTCGGCACGCGTCTCGAGGTAGTCGCGGAAGCCCTGCACCCAAGCCGGCGTTATCTGTGCAAAGGTTATCTTCCGGTTCGGCTCGTAGCGTTCGAGATGCCGCAGGGCGGAGAGCCAGTTGCCCCAATTCGAACGCGATTCCTCACCATAGCGGCGCTCGGTCATCGCGCGGTAATACTCGAAAAACAAGGTCTGTTCGGCAAAGGAATTCTTGAACCCGAACTCGCCGTTCTGAATCTCGACGGTGCGTTGCGCCTTGATCGAGTTGGCAAGTTGCAGCGTCTCGCGGTTCTTCTCTTTGTCGGCACGCGTTCGCTCGGGTATCAGATAGAGTTTCAGGAATTCGTATTCGCGCACGCCGTTGCGGTAAATGTCGAGGTACAACGATACGTTGCCGCTCGACAAGGTTTTCCGGCGCAGGCGCACCGGCTCCTTGATGATTTGGTGGTTCGTCATGTCATTTGCGTTTTTGTTACTATTGTTACCCGACGGCGGTCGAGTAACAAACCGATACCACAAAAGTAACATACCCACACCATACGCACAACATACGGCTTGAATTTTCGTCGAGCGACGGCGCGGTGCAATCGCCTGAAAATAAGTCGTCAGTATGGCGTGGGAATGGCGTGGGTATGGCGTTGGAATGTTGCGGCAGACAACGGCGAAAAGCCCCCTATTTTCCGATGCAAAATCTTGTGTATAGCATTCAAATACCTGAATTTCAATTAATTGAATCATACCGAAAACCGACCGAGTAACAAACCACCAACAAAAATGCAAAAAATAAGGGTTTTGCCCAACGTTATCCAACGTAATTGCAAAACCCAATTCAACGCAAATGATGACGATTCGCCATCTATTATGATGCAAATATAGGAATTATTTTTCACATTGCCTAACTTACTGTTACAATGCAGTTTAGAGGTACAATGTATAAATAACGTTAACGCATTAAATTTTTATCAGATAAACCGTCGGGCGACGGCCAACAGCGGTTTGCGGAACACATAGCCCAACGCCGCAAGCAACGCGATGAAAAGGCCCGGCGCCGACTTGATGCACGCCTTTTCCCACACGGTCAATTTGCGTTCGACCTCGATCGGGACGTTTACCGGCACCGGCTTCTCGATTTCGCGGATGCGCTCGGTAGTCGTTTCGGTCGTCTGCACCGGCTTGTCGAATCCGATGCTGATGTTGCCTGATTTGGTCTGCAGGGTATGCGTGAATGTGCCGTCCGCGTTGATGCGTGCCAACGAGCAGGCGAAATCGTTTTCAAGGTACGACATGGAATCGGACGTCGTCCGCTCCGAGGATTGCAATGGAATCATTACTGTCACGGTATCGCGGATATATACCGTGACAGTTTTTGTTGTCGTAGCGGTCGAATCGCGGTCCGTCAATGTAACGACCGATGCGGTTGACACTCGATGCGATTTGCAGGACGGCAGCACGCCGGCCGCCATTACGGCGAGAGAGAATAAAAGGAAGCGTAACGTTTTCATAGGCGTTCGAATATTAGTATTACGGCTCTACATCGTATCGCAGACCGTCATAAGTGATAGAATTGATTCTGCGTTTCCAACCCCTGAGGAATTTTTTGTTTTTCGGCTTTTTCTCAACGAGCTTTTCCACGAACATGATGCGTGCGTCGTGAATAATCCCGAACAGCTGCTCCGCATCGTGTGCGTTGAGCGCGGCGAGTGTCTTTTCGCCGACGATACCGTCGACCTTAACGCCCATTGCCGATTGCATGATTGTAATGCTGTCATAACCTGATGCCCACATCCAATCGACAAGGATATTCGCGATTGGCTGCGATGTGATGCGGTCCGCTTGCCACGCGTCCCAATACATCGACTTGAGGATTGTCCGCCACTCGTCGAGCGTGATATTCTTCAGATCCGCAATTGTCGTCGTCGAGACGCCTCGCTTTCTGCGGAATGCCGCGTATGTTGCGATTGTAACGCCGCACATCGTGGCGCCGCCGGCGTCGTCTTTGTCATCCGAAAAGCCGGTCTTTTTCGCGCGTGCAAACAGCTTGTCAAGCGGCAGCGCAATGTCGGTCCGCTTCAATCCACATTCGAAGAACAGGAAGAACGGAATCAGTTCGTCAAATTTCGCCATAGTGTTTTGTTGTATCTGGTTAAACGGTTGATGTTGATGCGCCGTTGTCAGTCGGGCTCTTCTTGTCGTCGACAACCTGCGTAAGCGTGTCGATGATTTTGTGCGCATCCTTTTCGTTCGCGCACTCGATTATGGCTTTGAGCATCGCCGGCAATTCGGTTGCGTGCGATTCGCGGCGCCTGGCGTGCTCGAACATCGACTTCGTTTCGATGACAATCAAACCGGCTCCGAAGATGATGACAACAAACGGCATTGGGTAAAAATCGAATACGATGCCGATGCAGTCGATTAGAAAACCGATGATGATGAATCGCCAATACTCGGACATTTTATCAATCGTAACGCGCAACTTGTGTGAATGGACGCGCTCGCCGGTTACGCGCGCCGTGTGAACGCCGTCCCACAAATCGAGCATAATCGCGGCTATTACCAACAAGCTGACGGCGAAAAACACGCCTAAAAACAGTAGTAGTTTGTTCTCTGAAATGATGTTCCACAACATACGGCAATGCAAATTAAGTGTTCATAATACTGTTGATGTTTGTTTTATTGTTATACGCAAATATAATGCAAAGTATCTAACAGATACCTCAAACGGCGACAAATCATTTTGACTTGTCGCCGTTTGATAATCACGTTTTTAGGGTTGTGTTTCCGCCGTGATTAGAGAGACGTCCACGACGACCCCGAATTAACGGTTTTTGAGACTCCGGACGACGTTACGCGCAATCCGTACTTGCCGATTCGCACCTCAAAGCCGTCGCCGGCGTGCATTTTGAGGTAGTTGCCGTCGAAAATGGATACCAAGCCGTCGCGGCCGATGATGGTTTCCTGCAGGTTCGCTTCGTAGGTCGCGCCCGATACTTCGAAGCCGAAGTCCTGCGGCGTCCACGACGCGCTTGAATAGGTTACGTAAGCCCTGAATGTCAGTTTATACTGTCCTTTTTCCGGCAATACGATTGTCTCAACACTGCCCGGGTTGGTGAATGTCACGGTCGCGACCGTCGAACGCGCCTTATCGGACGATGTTACGGTCAACGTCAATTCTGTACGCCAATCGAGGTCGACCCCACCCCCATTGGTTGAGGCTTCTATGGCAATCGTCGTCGCCTTTGGTACATTGATAACGGCCGTCGCGTATGCCGTGCCTGATGCGACCTTGTCATTCGAATCCGCGGGGCGCGTTACAGTGAATCCGGTTGTTTGCCCGGCGTCGTTCGTCTGTACTTCGGTCAAATCGACGTTCGTCGCAACGTCGTAGAATACAAGCTCGACATTGTTGTTTGCCACATCAGGCAGCGTTGACGGCGTCAATCGCAGACGGAGTTCTCCGTCATTGTCGTACAGCACAAGGTCGTCGCCCAAGGTCTCGAGCTTCCCGAATTTAGCGATGCCGTTGACGCCGTCGAGAATGATGTTTGGCTTTCCGAAGCTGTCGGAGGTTTGGCTTTCGAGCCGTTCGCCGACGAACACGAATCCGGCGATGTTTGCTTGTTCGGCAAGCAGCAGTTCAGTTGCCACCGAGGAGAATTGCGCTCCGAACACGTTCCAAACGTCGCTGTCATCACTCGGCGGCGTTCCGCTGACAACGCCGGCTTCGGCGCCGGCGATGTAATAAATTCCGTCGGTGTACAGTACGATGTCGCGGCGTCCGGCGTTGCCGTAATAAGTCGCCGTCGAATCGTACGAGCCGCGATAAACGGCAATCGGGCTGTCGCCATTCTTGCCCGGCGAACCCTGCGAGCCTTGCGCAATGACCGTCCAATAATCGCCGTCATCAGGATTATGCAGCGACGATGTGTTCGCGATGCAGCGATACGTCGAAGTTTCGCCGGCGGCGTTGGTGTATGTCACTTCGTCGCCGATGCAGTACGATGCGCCGTCGTCATACGTGCCGCGATAACATCCGATTGCAGATGTCGTCGAGCCGTCGGCACTCTGAATCATCGTGCCGCGCAGGGTGAGTTGCGAGCCGTCGAACATCAGCGATTCGCCGAGCTGGAACTGTCCTTTCCGCAGGTCGAAATAGCTGCCTCCGTCGTTCGATGTCAGGGTGTCCGTTGTGATGCGTCCGGGCAATACCTCGGTGAAACCGTACAGCGAGACGAACGACCGTGCGCCCATGTACTGCGAGTTGAGCACGCCGGCTAACAGATGATACGTGTTCGCATCTTCATCGATGCGGTGCGATACGGTGTCAATCATCCATGCGCCGACCGTCTCATTGATGTTCACCCCGAGTTCGGCATCTTCGGAGAACCCGGTGCGGTTCACGACCGCATACAGATAGTATTTCGCATCGTCTTTCGGCGTCAATTCAGCCGCTACCATGCGCCACACACGGTAATCGGTCGATGCACGGTCGGCGGTGATTGTGTTTACGTCAATCGTCATGTGCCGCAGGAATCCGGACGGACAATTCAGTTTTTCGCCGTCAAATGTGATTTGCCAATCGTCCGAACCGATTTCGCCGTACGACGCCCCCATTTCGAATTGCAGCGATTCATCGCCGACAAGCATCGCCATTGTCTGCACGGCAACCGGCGATACAGCCGATGAAAAATTGTCGAGTTGTGCATCCTGCAGCATCGAGATTGTTTCCTGCGCATCGCGGAACCGCCGTTTCGTGAATTGCAGGATTGATTTCTTCGTGTCGCTGATGACAACCTCGGTGTTGTCGATTTCTTTCAGCGCCGACGAAACCGATGATGCCGTTGTCACGGAATTCGACAATTCGATTGTAGGCGCATACGGCTGTGTGAGGTAGTCCTTGATGCCGACGATGCGAATCAGCACGCCGTCCTTTGCAAATTGGTTGTCGGTGAACAATACGTACCCGCCAAGCCGTATTCGCGCCCCTATCGTCTCCCAATTGCGCCTGGCCCACTTCGCCTGCAATTCGCCGGTGAACGTGAATTTCTGCTCCTCGCATTCATAGAGTTTGCGAGCCGCCTCGCGCATCATGTCCCAAGATGCGCCGGTCTGCGATTCGTCATCACAGATGTATTCTTTCGGCAACTGAATCCCGAACACGGCGTACGTGTCGTCGACCGCCGGCTTGTAGGTCTCGTTCGGCATCGTTACGCCGTCGATTTCCTGCGGCACGAGTTCAAAACGGCGTGCCGCCTTGCCGTTGACGGAGTTGTGGACGTATTTGACCTCAAACTCCTTGTCGCCGGCCAACATTCCGGTTTGAAACCGGACGGTCATCGTTTCGCCTGAAATAAGGTACGAGTTGAAATCAAGGTTTTCCGGAATCGTATCATCGACGAAATCATAGAAGTTCTTTGCGATGTCGGATTCCGACATCTCCGGGCACGACGTCACGCTGCCATATCGCGACGGATATATCTCCGAGCAATCCAACGAATCATCCTTCGTTGCAGAACTTACCACGTCGACGCGCTCGATGAAATAACCGTGCGCATCGGATTGATACGTGCGGCCCTCGTACTCGATTTGTTGAGACAACGGCAGCAGCAGTTCGCCGGGTTTGTCGTCCAATCCGATTAAATCGCCGTATGTTTCGCGATTGATGTTAACGTCGGTTCCCTGCACGTACAGACGTTTAATCGGGTCGCCGTCCGTCTCTGATGTACGCCCGACACCCGGCACGAATCCGTTGCCGCGTCCGTACGCCAACGGCAGCGGCTCGTCTTTGTT